GCCAGCTTGGATGATCGGGCGTAATCCTAAATTAAAAATTATTCAATCTACTCACACCACAGAACTTGCAGTTAGATTCGGGCGTAAAGCAAAGACATTGATGGACACAGAAGAATACAAACAAGTTTTTAACACTAGACTACGACAAGATAGTCAAGCTGCTGGTAAATGGGAAACAGAACAAGGCGGCGAGTATTTTGCAGCAGGTGTTGGTGGAGCGATTACAGGAAGAGGAGCGGATCTATTAATTATTGATGATCCTCACTCGGAGCAAGATGCCATGAATGCAGATTCTCTTGAACGAGCTTATGAATGGTATACATCAGGACCACGTCAGCGTTTGCAACCAGGTGGTACAATTGTTTTGGTTATGACAAGATGGAGTACAAAAGATTTGACCGGTAAGTTATTAAAAGCATCAACTGAGCCTCGTGCTGATCAGTGGGATGTAATTGAGTTTCCCGCTATCATGCCTTCAGGTGAACCAGTGTGGCCAGAATTTTGGAATAGAGACGAGCTGCTAGGAGTCAAAGCCTCACTTGCTGTTGGTAAGTGGAATGCACAGTGGATGCAAAATCCAACTTCAGAAGAAGGATCTTTATTAAAACGTGAATGGTGGCAGAACTGGGAAGAAGATAATATTCCAAAACTATCTCATGTCATACAATCTTACGATACAGCGTTTATGAAAAAAGAAACTGCAGACTATAGTGCTATTACTACTTGGGGAATATTTTATGACGATCGTTATAATGGTCCTCAAATGATACTATTAGATGCAATAAAAGATAGATTAGAGTTTCCGGAACTTAGACGTGTTGCAAAAGAACAATATGATTATTGGCAACCTGAAACGGTTATTGTTGAATCTAAAGCATCTGGACTACCTTTGACATATGAATTACGTCAGATGGGAATACCCGTAATTAACTTTACACCGAGCAAAGGAAATGATAAACATACAAGGGTAAATAGCGTTGCACCTCTATTCGAGAGTGGATGCATATGGGCGCCCACAGAAAAAAGCTTCGCTCAAGAAGTAATAGAGGAGTGTGCTGCGTTCCCTTATGGGGATCATGACGATTTAGTTGACTCTACAACTCAAGCTGTTATGAGATTTAGACAAGGTGGTTTTTTAAGTCATCCAGAAGATGAACCGGATGAAGAACTACCAGAACAAAAAAGGACGTACTACTAATGGCAGGACCAGGACCAGTTATAATGTTGTTGCAAGCGATTAGAAGCCTGACTAGATCGGGTGGAATTAAAACAATTAAAGATGCTTATAGACTTGCACAAAGAGAATTAGGACCAAGATTTAATCAACTTAAAAAACAAGTTGATGATGCTTTCAATCAAGGCAAAAAAGAATTACAACAAAAACCAGCCCCTAAAAAACAACCACCTAAAAAAGAAGAACCCTCAAATGTAATTCCTTTTCCAAAGAAAAAAGAAGGAATCACATCTACTAAAGAATCTTCACCTATGATGAAAAATTTAGAAGATGTTGTAAGTAGCTTACAAAAAAATCCAAAAAGACCGGGTGGTGGATTAGATATGACAACTGGACTTACACGTGCACTAGCTAGAAGAATTTTAGAAAAAAAAGGAATCGATTTTGGTAGTAAAGATCCATTAGATGCTTTCAGTGAAATTTTTGGAGATTCAATAATAGATGTTAAAAACCTTGCTGAAGAAATGATTGAGATAGATCAAATGGGTGGTGGCATGAAGGACATGGATCAGATGTTAGAGATAGAAGGTTTGTTTGATATTGAAGTACCAACTAATCCAAATCAAGGAATACCTGATGATGAATTTTTAACTATGTTACAAGAAGATAAAGAAACTGCATCAATGGCTCCTAAACTAGTAGAACGATTTCAGTTAAAACAAAAGTATCCAGGTATTGATGAAGAATTATTAACTCAAATTATGGATGACCCAGATCCACAAAATAAAGCTGAAGCATTAGCAACATTAGATCAAGCCATGGAATTAGCTGGACAAGGAAAAGATCCCGATGCAATTATTAGCATTCTTCAAAGATTAAAAAAAACTAGAAGAGATAATGCAGAAGGTGGATTAAATTCTTTAATGGCATCAGTAGATGAACCTTTTTTTAGAGATTCAGATGCAGACGAAAATTCTTTTAGAATGTTTAACAAACCATACAAAGAATTAACTCCAAATGAATTAGAAGAATTTCAAGAAGAGATGATGAGACTTATGAATAAATTTGCTTCAAACCCAGATCCTATGGATGAAAGAAATCAAGTCTTAGAAATGATGTCAATGCAAACATTTGGTAAACCTTTAAGCGATTTATCTGAAGATGAAATTATAGATCTAGAAGAAATGTTTGATGATTTTATAAGTAGTGGTCAACCATTACCATCAGACCCTACTAAACCAGTAAATCCTTTTGCACCTAAACCTACGGGGCCAACTTTACCAAACAGGCAAATGGCGTCACGAGGTGCACCATCAATTAAATTAGCTGAAGGCGGACTAAGTTATTTATTAGGAGTATAATGAAGCTAGGTGATTATAAAAAAGCCATGCGCCCTAAAAAATTTCTTAATTCAAATTTTGTTGTCTATGATGGATCCATAGATGATCAAACAGTAGAGAGAACTGAATTTGCTATTGGAGGAGGAATTATTAAAGGAAAAGATTTAGGAACACGTGAAGGATTTGGAAGACCTAGAACATATGATCTTGATGCTATAGAAAAAGCTATTATAGAAGCTAATAAAGGATTGAAATACATATCCCAAGATGAATTAGGAGCAAAATTTGGTATAAAAAATAGAGGTCATTTATCGACAATTATTAAAAGACAAAATTTACCTGATTTAGAAAGTTACGCAACTAAAGCAGAAAAAGCTTTTTTAGAATTATTTAGTGATCCAAATAGAAAAGCTACAGAAGTTGAAAAACCTCTTTATAAAATAAAACAAATGATTGGTGGTCATAAAACTCGCGCTGATAATAATCCAGATAGAGTAAGAGTTGATGATATAAGTAAAGCTTTAAAAAATTCTAAAATTCTAGATTATAAAAAAGAGGTAAAACCTCTAATTGATAAATTAAGTAGTTCAAATTTTTTAAAAAATATCAACTCAGATTGGACTATCTTAGATGTGGAAAATTCTATTCAAAGTAAAAGTATGCTACGTTCACCTAAAACTGATGCAGAACGTTTAATGGATTATGTAGTTAGAAATCAACAGATGTCTAAGGGAGATTCGGAGTTTAGTATTTATAGTAAAGATAATTTAAACAAAAGGATTACTAATTTATCAGAAATTGATGCTTATCAAGATATTGCCTTTAAAGATGGTAGTGGAAAAGTTTATGATATGGATTACATAAAAACAAAAGGAAGAAGTGATCCATTATTTCAAGAATATTTTAAGTTGCAAGATGACTTGTCAGATATGAAAAATAGAACTACATGGCCAGATGGTTCTGATATTGTTGATCCTAAAACAGGTAAGAAAGTAAATTTTGGAATATATTCAGGTCAGATGTATAAATACGGATATGGTTACAAAAAACCTTTTTCAAGATTTGCATATGATGTAGACCACATTGATGGAGTTGGAAAAAATCCTTTTAAAAATCTTACAATACTTCCTCAAAGAATTAATGTAGCACTAGGAAGTACCACTAGATTAAATAATCCAAGTGTTGCTGATAAAGTTGGTCAAGATTTTTTCCGTAACTTATCTGTTGACGATTTGTTAATGAAAGAAAAAGATTTAGGTAAAAAAATATTATTATTTGATGATAAGGGCGAGCATATAGGTAAAACATTAAAACCTTCCTACACAGCAGCGAAAACAGAACTAGAAAGAAAACAAGAATCTCAAATTAATAAGCTAAAGAAAATACCAGGTGTAACCACTGCAGATAAAGTAGAGCAACCAGAAAAGTCTAAAATAAAAAATATGTTCGAATCCTTTAATGATAGAGCTAAAGCTTTAGGTAATACATACAGAAGTGTTAGACCCAGTATTGATACACTCACTAAAATAATTCCTGGTAAAGCAGATAATGCCTTAGCTGCTGCAATAGATTTTCCTATGATGTATATGTCAGGAGCACCATTAACTCAAGCTGCTGCAAGCGCAGGATCTATGTTTATTAATAATCCAAATATTGGTAAAGCAGTCAATATAGGTTTAGAGCAAGCTGCTTTAAGTGATGAAGAACAATTTTTAAAAAATGCAACTAAAAGAAGAGAAGGAATTGAATCTATTTTACAAAATATTCCTACTAGATTAAAAGAAAATATAGAACAAAACAAAGGTATTGAAGATGAAACAGAAATCTTTGTACCGTAAAGGTTTAAGTGGAGGTAAAAAGTTTGGCCCACCGCCAAAAAAAGGACCAACACCACAAGGCTTGAATATTTCGTATAATACTATAAAGATAATAAACCTGGAGAAAAAAACAAATGGCAGACATAGATAAGGTATTACCTAACATAAGCGAACAACCTGAACAGACAACAGATGAATTAGCTGTTGAAATGTCTGAGCAATTACAAGAACAAGCTCAACCAGGAGAAGTAGAAATTATAGACACTGAAGATGGTGGAGTTGAAGTAGACTTTGATCCCAACCAAATGGATCCAGGAGATGCATCAGATTTTAATGCTAACTTAGCAGAATTTTTAGATAGCCAACAGTTAACGGTTATTGGTTCTAGTTTATATTCAAACTATGTTGATTATAAAACTTCGAGAAAAGATTGGGAAAAAGCCTATACATCAGGATTAGATCTGTTAGGATTTAAATATGAAGACAGGTCGGAACCATTCTCGGGTGCTTCGGGTGCCTCTCATCCGGTGCTTGCTGAAGCTGTTACTCAGTTTCAAGCGTTGGCATATAAGGAATTATTACCGGCCAATGGACCAGTCAGAACACAAGTAGTAGGAATTCAAACTCCAGAAAAAACACAGCAGTCAAATCGTGTAAAAGATTTCATGAATTATCAACTAATGGATAAGATGAAAGAATACGAAGCTGACTTTGATCAGATGTTATTCTATTTACCATTAAGTGGATCATCTTTTAAAAAAATTTATTATGATGAAGTCTTACAAAGAGCGGTAAGTAAATTTGTTCCTGCAGAAGATTTAATTGTTCCATACACTGCAACATCTTTAGAAGATGCGGAAGCAATTGTTCACAAAATTAAAATATCAGAAAACGAATTAAGAAAACAACAAGTTGCTGGTTTCTACAGAGATATAGATATAGCTCCTGGCCAAGATAATTTATCTGATATTGAAAAGAAAGAAATGGAACTCGAAGGTGTATCCAAAACTGGAAAAGACGAAGGTGTATTTACTTTACTAGAGTGTCACGTGAATTTAGATTTAGAAGGTTTTGAAGATATGGGACCTGATGGTGAACCAACAGGAATCAAATTACCTTACATTGTAACTATAGAAGAAAACTCAAGAGAGATATTATCAATTAAAAGAAACTACGAACAAAACGACCCATTAAAAAACAAAATAGAATATTTTGTACATTTTAAATTTTTACCAGGACTAGGTTTTTACGGTTTTGGTTTGATTCACATGATTGGTGGTTTATCAAGAACTGCTACATCTGCTTTACGACAATTAATAGATGCAGGAACATTATCAAACTTACCTGCAGGATTTAAACAAAGAGGAATTAGAATTAGAGATGATGCACAATCAATTAAACCCGGTGAATTTAGAGATGTAGATGCACCTGGAGGAAATATAAGAGATGCATTTATGACTCTTCCATTTAAAGAGCCTTCTCAAACACTATTAAACTTATTGGGTGTCGTAGTAAATGCAGGGCAAAGATTTGCTTCAATAGCAGACCTGCAAGTAGGAGACGGGAATCAGCAAGCCGCGGTGGGTACGACAGTCGCCTTGCTAGAAAGAGGAAGCAGAACAATGTCTGCTATTCATAAGAGAATATATTCAGCTCTTAAAAATGAATTTAAATTACTTGCAAGAGTATTTAAATTATATTTACCTGCAGATTATCCTTATGATGTTGTTGGAGGACAAAGAACAGTCAAACAACTAGACTTTGATGACAGAGTAGATATTTTACCTGTTGCTGATCCAAATATATTTTCACAAACACAAAGAATTTCTTTAGCACAAACAGAATTACAATTAGCAATGTCAAATCCGCAAATGCACAATTTGTATCAAGCATATAGAAATATGTACGAAGCAATTGGTGTAAAAGATGTTGACACAATACTTATTAGACCACAACCACCACAACCAAAGGACCCTGCGTTAGAGCACATCGATGCACTAGCAGGGAAACCTTTCCAAGCGTTTCCAGGACAAGATCACAGAGCGCATATAACTTCTCATTTAAATTTTATGGCGACTAATATTGCTAGAAACAATCCACCTGTAATGGCAGGTCTTGAGAAAAATATTTTTGAACACATTTCATTGATGTCTCAAGAACAAGTTGAAATAGAGTTCAGAGAAGAGATGCAACAGCTTCAACAAATGCAAATGCAGGCTCAACAAAATCCTCAAATGGCTCAACAAATGCAAATGCAGGCTATGCAGATAACACAAAAAATAGAATCAAGAAAAGCTGTGTTAATTGCAGAGATGATGGAAGAATTTAAGGAAGAAGAAAAGAAAATTACTTCACAATTTGATAATGATCCTATTGCAAAACTAAGAGCAAGAGAATTAGACCTTCGAGCACAAGAAAATGCTAGAAAAGAGAAGGAAGGTGAAGAGAGAATTAACCTTGATAAGATGAGAACTATGATGAATCAACAAAATCAAGATGAAAAACTACAACAAAACGAAGAATTAGCAGAATTAAGAGCTGATACTTCAATACAAAAAACAATTTTAAGTAAAAATTTAGGAAATTAGTATGTTACCTTGGAATTTAGTAGGAATGGCGCTTAAAACCGGAGCAAAATTGTACTCTGACAAGCAAAAAACTAAAGAAGCTTTGTCAGAAGCGAAACTTTTGCATGCAGAAAAGATGAAACGAGGGGAAATCGAGTACAAAGGTAAGGTATTTGAGAATCAGAAGGGAGACTGGAAAGATGAATTTATTTTATTGACACTCTCGAGCCCCCTGTTTCTGCTTGCATATTCTGTATTTGCAGAAGATAAAGAAATTGAAGCAAAATTAGACTTATATTTTGAAAAACTCCAAAATATGCCGTGGTGGATAACTGGACTTTGGGTTAGCGTTGTCGCGGCCGTATATGGAATAAAGGCTACGGATATTATAAATACAAAAGGAGGGAAAAAATGATAAAAAAAATTAAACAGAAGGTTTGCGAAATCATTTTAAAAGTGTTAAATATAAAACAATGTTTTTGCAGTAACGATTGTGAATGTAGAAACCCAAAGGAGAAAACAAATGCTTAAAAAAGTAGATAAAAAGAAAAATCCTGGTTTGGCTAAATTACCTAAAAAGGTAAGAAACAAAATGGGTTATATGAAAGACGGCGGTAGAATTCAAAAAGCTACTGGCGGCATGGTCAATTACGGTAAAAACGGTAAAATAAACATTTCTGAAAGTAATGTTGTTTCTAATGCTCCAAGAGCTCAAGTTAAAGGTTTTGGTTCTGTTAGATCTGATGTTAAAAATTTTAGAAAAGCATAGGTGATCAACCTATAGAAAAGGAGATAAACATGGCACTAAGAAACCCAAATAAGTTCCCAAAATGGAGAGACTCTGAAAGCAAGTGGTACAAAGTAGAAAATAAAGAATCTACTTTAGTTAAACTTGAAAGAAATCTTAAAAGAGACAAAGATATGCCAAACAGAGTTGAGTTTTGGAACGAGTGTAAAGCAAAAGTAGAAGCTTTATAATATATTATGGCTAAACTTTGCCCAAAAGGAAAAGCTGCAGCAAAGCGTAAATTTAAAGTTTACCCTTCGGCGTACGCTAATATGTATGCATCAGCAGTTTGTTCGGGCAAAGTAACGCCTGGTGGTAAAAAGAAGAATAGAAAAAAAGCTGCTACGGGTGGCTTAATGAACATGAATAGTTATTACAAAGGATTAGTATAATGAACAAAAGTCCCTCTAAAGTGCAAAAATACAAATATGGTAAAAACTATAATAAATCAGATCATAGTCAAAAATCATATAAAAATAAACCAACTACTAAAAGTAAAGCTACTGATGGAAGATATGCTTCACCTAAAATAAAAGCTACTGATGGGAGATATGCTTCACCTAAAATAAAAACTACAGATGGAAGATATGATAGACCAAGAAAACCTGATGAAAGATCATATAGAAATGCAGTTAATCTGGGTCAAAGAATAAAAGTTCAGAACAAAAGAAAAAAATTAAAAAAATAAATTACAATGGCTGAAAAAGGATTAAGAGCATGGGTAAAAGAAAAATGGGTGGACATTGGAGCTCCGAAGAAAAAAGGGAAGTATCAACCTTGCGGGAGAAGCAAAGGCTCAAAGAGGAAATATCCAAAATGCGTCCCACTTGCGAAAGCCACACAAATGACAAGTTCGCAAAAGGCGAGTGCTGTCAAACGAAAAAGAGCAGCAGGTAATCCTGGTGGTAAACCAACTAATGTTTCAACGTTTGCAAAAAGACCTAAAAAAGCTGTAGGTGGTTTAACAAATACTCCTTATGTAGGAACTTATATTTCTGGAGATTTAGATGGTGTGAAAATTTCAAACCCTAGTTATAAAAAATATTATAAAGGGTTGATTTAATGAACTTAGAAAAAGATTTACAAAAACAAATTAGAGAAAAAAGATTAAAAGAATCTGCTATTGCACAACTTAGAAAAAGAAGTAAGGATTCTGTTGCAAGACCTAGAGCAGAGAAAAATATTTTATCGAATAATCCTGATATGCAAAAAATTTAATGACTATTAGAAAAACAACTAAAGGCAAAAACGCTAACTATAGATCAACAAAATCTGGAGCTGGAATGACAGCTAAAGGTGTAAGAGCTTACAGGGCAGCAAATCCTGGAAGTAAATTAAAAACAGCCGTGACTGGAAAAGTGAAGCCAGGATCAAAAGCTGCTAAACGCAGAAAATCATACTGCGCTAGATCACTCGGACAATTAAAACGTTCATCAGCTAAAACAAGAAATGATCCAAATTCTCGTATCCGTCAGGCACGTAGAAGATGGAAATGTTAGATAAATTAATATACAGATTTTGTGGTTTTTTAGACAATGCGATTGCATTTATTGAAACTTATGCTATTAAGTTCACTGAATGGTGTTGGAGTTCGAGAGTAAAACTTTTAAAAAAAAGAAGGAGAAAGAAATGAAAAGAGCAATTCTAGAAGCACTAGAAGCAAGATATAATGCACAGATAGCTGAAGCTGATGCAACAATTAAAATATACTTAGAAAATTCTGTAGGTATTGGTGAGCACCCACAACACATTGATGAAGTAGATAAATTAATTTCTAAAATCGCAGAATCACAAGAAAAACTAAAAGAACTACAGGTGTTTAAAATATAATGACTTTTGAAAAATTTATACAAGAACTAAGAAAAACTATACATAATTCACAACAATCAATAGGTGACACTATGATGGCTGGTGGAGTAAAAGATATGGAAAATTACAAATATCTTTTAGGACAAGCGCATGCGCTACAATTAATAAATCAGGAAATGATGAACCTGCTAAATCCGAAGGAGGATACAAAAAATGATCAAGGAGAAAACGGAAACGTCGTCAAACTCGACAGAACCGAAAATTAAACTTGCTTTAGAAGAAAAATATAAAGAAGAAGTTAAAAGTTTAAAAGAAACAAAAAGACTAGATGAAGAAAATATTGAAGATATTCAAAATGAATTACCTCAGCCTTCAGGTTGGAGACTTTTAGTTTTACCTTTTACACCAAAAGAAAAAACTAAAGGTGGTATTATATTTTCACAAGAATCTTTAGATAAATCACGTATTGCTACAAACTGTGGTTACGTAATTAAAATGGGACCATTGGCTTATAAGGATAAAGATAAATTTCCTGAAGGACCTTGGTGTAAAGAAAAAGATTGGGTGATTTTTGCAAGATATGCAGGATCACGTTTACCAATAGAAGGTGGAGAAGTCCGTCTTCTAAACGACGATGAGGTTTTGGGAACAATTAAAGACCCAGAATCTGTGTTGCATTACATATAACATAGGAGGATGACTATGCAAGAAACAGAAGAAAACAAAAACGTTCCTATGGTTGATATTGATACATCAGGTCCAGAACACGATGTTGAAATAAAAGAAGATAAACAACCAGAGGTAATAGAAAACACATCTGACGCTACGGACAAAACTTATGAAAACGAGCGTGAGACTAAACTAGAAGAAACTAGCTCCGAGCCTAAAGAGGCTAGTAGCGAGGAACAACAAAAGAAAGAAGAATTAGAAAATTATAGTAAAGATGTTCAAAGAAGAATAGCTAAACTCACTGGAAAATGGAGAGATGCTCAGCGACAAAGAGATGAAGCTGAAAGACAAAGAGATGAAGCAATTAATTATGCTAAACTTCAGTCTAAAAAATATACTTCTTTAGAAACAGAATCAATTAAAGATAGAACAAGTAAAATCCAATCTCTACTTGAAGCTTCAAAAGCAAAATTAGCTCAAGCAAGAGAAGCATCAGATATCAACGCTGAAGTAGAAATTCAAAAAGAAATATCTAGATTAGGTTATGAAGAAGCTAGATTAAGTGAATTTTCTTCCAAAGCTGAAAGAAAAATTGATGAGCCAAAACAGGAGTTTACTCGACCTATTCAACCTATTGAAACGCAACAAGAAGAACCTATACCTGATCCTAAAGCAGAACTTTGGGCGTCAAAAAATAGATGGTTTGGTACAGATAAAGCAATGACTTATACGGCTTTTGACCTACATAAAACACTTGTTGATGAGGAAGGTTATGATCCTAAATCAGATGAATATTATACTGAAATTGACAAAAGATTAAGGGTTGAATTTCCTCATAAATTTGATACTAATAATACAAAACAAGGTATTACGACTAAGCCTGTGCAGACAGTAGCGTCGGCGACGCGAAGCACAAAATCTGGTCGCCAGACTATCAGGCTCACCCCTTCTGAAGTTGCTATCGCCAATAAATTAGGAGTGTCATTAGAAGATTATGCAAAACAAAAGAAAATCATGAAGGAGGTTTAAGCATATGGAAAAAGATAAATTAAAGACCCCTCGTGCGAGTGAAACTAGAGAGTCTGAAAACAGACCCAAAACTTTTACTCCACCGTCTGCACTAGATGCACCTGACGCGCCTATGGGTTATAGGCAAAGATGGCTAAGAGCCGAAATACTAGGTTTCGAAGACACAAAAAATATGTCTGGAAAACTTAGAGGAGGATGGGAGTTAGTGAGAGCTGATGAATATCCAGGAAAACATTTTGATTCTTACGCTGAAGGAAAATACGCAGGTGTTATAGGCGGAGGCGGCCTTGTGTTGGCAAGGATACCGGAAGAGCTCGCAAAGTCTCGAGAGGAATACTATCAAAAGTTGACCAAAGATAGAGACGAAGCAATAGCAAACGACCCTCTTAAGGACCAGCACAGTAGTATGCCCATCAACGCTGATAGGCAAAGTCGCGTAACTTTTGGTGGCTCTAAAAATTAATTTTTTAGCGATACCGAGTACGTAATATAAACTTTAAAAGGAGAAAAACATGGCTATATCAAGAGCCCAGTTAACAAAACAACTGGAACCAGGCTTAAATGCCTTATTTGGTTTAGAGTATCAAAGATACGAAAACCAACACGCTGAAATTTTCGAACAAGAATCTTCAGACAGAGCTTTCGAAGAGGAAGTAATGTTATCAGGATTTGCAAACGCTTCAACAAAAGGTGAAGGTTCTGCAATTACTTACGATTCTGCAAACGAAACATTTACAGCAAGATACACGCACGAGACTATTGCTCTAGCGTTCGCAATCACTGAAGAAGCGATTGAGGATAACTTGTATGACAGACTTGCGTCTAGATATACAAAAGCTTTAGCAAGATCTATGGCAAATACTAAACAGGTGAAAGCAGCTAATGTATTAAACAATGCATTTAGTAACTCAGCAGTCGGCGGTGACGGCAAGCCTTTATTGGCTACTGACCACCCAACAATTGCTGGAACTTTCAGCAATACTTTAGCAACTGCAGCTGACTTAAACGAAACTTCATTAGAACAATCATTAATTGATATTAATGCATTGACTGATGAAAGAGGTTTAAAAATTGCAGCTAGAGGAGTAAAAATGATTATTCCTTCTGAGCTACAATTCACAGCGGAGAGATTAATGAAATCTACTCAAAGAGTTGGAACTGCTGATAACGACATCAATGCTATCAACAACATGGGAATGATTCCACAAGGTTACACTGTGAATAATTTCTTAACTGATACAGATGCGTTTTTCATCAAAACGGATGTGCCTAATGGAATGAAATATTTTGTTAGAGCGCCAATTAAAACAGCAATGGAAGGTGACTTCGATACCGGTAATGTTAGATATAAAGCAAGAGAGAGATATTCTTTTGGTTTTTCTGACCCTAGAGGTATGTTTGGTTCACCTGGTCAATAATAAACCATAGGAGGATAAAATTATGGCAATATCTCAAGTTGGTTTTGGACTTAAACCAATAAATAAATTAGGTTCAAATTATAATGCTGCACAGGTAAGTGAGTACAGACAAGTTGGTGCACCAAATTACCAAATGGTGTTTCAAGCACCTGTTAAGGTTCAAAGAACAATGGGAAATCAGATGGTTCCTGTTTATAGTACAGGTGCGCAAATTGATGGATCTTTTGTAGGTGCTCAATACGATGATGCTACTGGTAAACCTGTGTTTACTGATCATTATGATAGAAATGACATCCCGCTTAATCCCAGTTATCAAGCAGGCTTTAATGATAGTTTTACTCAGTTTGTTACTGATGATCCATATCAACTGTATCTTATGAAAATTGATGGAGATCTTACTATTAGTTCTATGAATGGTAACTTTAGAATGAACGCTACAGCTACTGATACTAATCTTGGTATTTCTGCTGATGGTAAAAGAAGTATCATTAAACTTGATAGTAGTACTATAACGTTTAGTTCTGATCGTCCATTACAGTATATAACTTTTGGAACATCTCCGGATGACATTCAAACATCTAAAAATGTAGCTTATAACGTTGAAGATGGTATCTTAGATGCTGGAAGTAATGTTATAGTTAGATTGAATCAAGCTAGATTCTTACAAAATTCTAGTCGAGACGGAGTATAGTAATTTTATTAAAAGGCCCCATTGTTGGGGCCTTTTAATGTCGCAATAAAAAATTTTAAAGGAGAAAAATTATGGCAATATCTCAAATTGGTTTCGGACTTAAACCAATAAATAAAACAGGTTCAAATTATAATGCAGCTCAGGTGACTGAATACAAAACCATAGGAGGCCCAGTTTACCCCGCTGCTTTTCAATCCCCTGTAGTAGTTAATAACGGTTATGGAGCTACAGGTGTTAGGGCTATTTATTTTTCTGATAGAAAAATAGATGGATCCTTTGTGGGTGCTCAATACAATGATACAAGTGGTAAACCTGTGTTTACTGATCATTATTCAATAGCAGATGTTTCACATCTTCGGGGAAGTTCTGGTAGTGGGTTAAATGATAGTTTTACTCAGTTTTGTACAGATGATCCGTATCAACTGTATCTTATGAAAACTAATTTAGATTTGACATTAAGCGCTATAAATCTTAATTTCTTTATAACAAACCCTGGCCAACCTAGTGCACGTTCACCTGATGGTAAAAGAAGTGTCGTTAAAATAGGCGGGGGTTTTGTTAATACTTCTGCCCTTCCATTACAATTTGTATCCCTTGGTTCAGGTGCAAATGACATTCAAACATCTAAAGATACAAATTATAACGTTGAAGACGCTATTTTAGATGCCGGAAGTAATATTATAGTTAGAGTGAATCAAGCTAAATACTTACAAAATTCTGGACCAAGAAACTAACAATAATAATTTTATTAAAAGGCCCCATTGTTGGGGTCTTTTTCTTTTATAGAAAGAATAAATGAAATATTTAATAAAAATATATACAAAACCAATACAAACAAAATTTATTGTAGAAAGTAAAAAACCTTTAGATACCATAGAAGATGTACATAAGATAATCATTGACTATATGGGAGAAAATAGTATAGAATGGGAAAAAAACGATTTGAAGTATAATAGTACTACAAATGATTTTTACATAACCTATGAGGAGGTTAATGATGGCTACGAGCAAGATGGCACTGTTCGCAAGAAAAATACAACTTGAATCTACATGGAATCAGTTGTTTCTTAAGAACCAAGGAGTAATAACTCCTGATATGTCTATTTTAGGAGATCAGATCAAAAAAACGATCAGAGAAATCCTATTGGCACAAGAAGCTAAGCCTAGTAATCCAAAAGATGGTGAAAACCACCTTTTTGCTGGATAATTAGGTTTTTAAATATATTCTCTAAAAAAGTGGTCAACACTTATAAGTATCTATTGCTTTTTTCTAAAATTAGTTATAATTTAATTTCACTATACAATTTAAAAAAATATATAGACGCGTATAGTCGACGGCCTAGAGACTATATATTATAACTAGGAAAAGGAGAAAAATTATGGCAAGAACAACTTTTAGCGGACCAGTCGGATCAAAGAATGGTTTCGAAGTAGTAAATGAAAACGGTGTTAATGAAACACAAATACTTAACAGTGTAAAAGACTCAAAAAGACAGTATTTAAATGAAGTTTTTTTACAAAGAGTAGGCATGAATTCAGATATCGCATCTGATAGTTTAAACAAAAACTTTGAATTAGTAAATAATGGTAGTGGAAATGATCCTATGACTAATTTTAGTTGTAAATTTCCAAAAAATGGTGTCGGTACAGGTATCGTAATTCAGTCGTTTGATTCTGCAGGAGATAATGTTGTAATTGCTCCACATTTAGATACTCTTGGTGATGGAGAAGAACAATCAC